AAGAAGTGTAGACCCAGATATTCCTGTCTATATGAGAGCCACAGGTAATCCGGGAAACGTAGGTTCACTATGGGTTAAGAATATGTTTGTTGACCCTGCAGTACCTAATACAAAATTTGATATAGAAATTCAAACTCCTTTAGGTGTTAAAAAAATATCTAGAAGATTTATTCCTGCTAAGTTACAAGATAATCCTTATCTTATGCAGACAGATGACTACTACGCAATGTTAGCATCTCTACCTGAAGTACAAAGAAAACAATTTTTAGAAGGTAATTGGGAAGCATACGAAGATTCTTCTTTCCCAGAGTTTAGTAAAGAAATACATGTTATTAAACCTTTTGACATTCCAAGAAACTGGATGAGATTCAGAACATGTGACTGGGGATATAGTTCACCTGCATGTTGTTTATGGTTAGCTGTAGATTTTGATAATAATATATTTGTTTATAGAGAACTTTATACACAAAGAGTTACAGCAGATATATTTGCTAGAAAAGTTTTAGATGCGGAACAAGGTGAATACATTAGATATGGAGTACTTGATAGTTCAACATGGGCAAGACGAGGTGATATAGGACCAAGTATTGCAGAAACAATGATACTAGAAGGATGTAAGTGGAGACCATCAGACAGAAGTCCTAGAAGTAGAGTTGCCGGTAAACTAGAACTACATAAAAGATTAAGACCAGATGAAGATACAGGATATCCTTCATTATTTATTTTAGATAACTGTGTAAATTTAATTAGAACACTACCCATGTTACCTGTAGATAAAAATAATCCTGAAGATGTTAACACACATGCAGAAGACCATGCTTATGATGCACTTCGATATGGTTGTATGAGTAGGCCAATACATCCTATTAAACAAGACTTTATGGATAAGGTTAATGAAAATAAACAACCTAAACCTGCAGATAGTATATTTGGGTATTAAATGAAGCTACCAAAACATGTAACAGTTGGACCTTTTACAATACAATTAGTTTGTGTACCTCATGAATTAATGTATGAAGTATCAGAAGCACAAGGTACTTTTATAGTTAAGCCCCCTTACAAGATATATCTAGATAAAGAAATGATAGACGCAGGTGGGCCAGATGCAGTTAATGTAGTAGTTCATGAATTATTACATGTAGGTTATTATCAATATAACTTAAAAGATAAAGAGGAAGAAACAATAGTTAATTCTTTTGGAAACTTTATAACAGAAGTTTTATTTCATTCAGAAGTAAAAGATTGGATAAGACATAACACAAAAAAATTTGCAGTTAAATGCGAATAAACGACAACATAGGAGAATAACATGACAATAATGAAACAATATAAACAAGGCGAACTACCATCAGAAGAGTTTGGCAGAAGTGGTGCTAAAACAAAAGATGGTAAAATTAATGTTACTAAATCTGCAACAGGTCTTCCTGCTGATGACTACAGCGAGACAGATGTTAACGCAGGTAGAAAAGCAAAAAATACTGTTGATTCAAAAGTATTCAAATTAGCTGACGAGAAAGACTACTAAAGGTATATATGCCACATAATAATATAGGTAGTGGTGGTCTAGCTGAATCAGATGAAGTAAAATCTTTAGATGATACCAAAGATGAAGGTTATAGTAATCTTGGTGGACACATTGAAGGTAAGCTTAAAGAAGCAGAACAAGCTCGTCTTTATGATGAGAAAAGATGGTTAAGGTCATACAGAAATTATAGAGGTATCTATGGTTCCGATATGGCTTTTCGTGATTCTGAAAAGTCTAAGGTATTTGTTAAGATAACAAAAACTAAAGTACTAGCTTCTTATGGTCAACTTATTGAGGTTTTATTTTCACAAGGAAAATTTCCTATTGGAATACAACCTACATCTGACCCTTCGGGAGTAGCTAAATACGCACATCTAAAACCAGACAATCTTAAACAACAAGATAAAAAAATGGAAGATATCTATGGTTTTGAAGGCGATGGAAGAGAAATATCTCCGGGTGCAACAGCAGACGAAATACTTAATGGCCTATCAGAAAAATATGGCAAGGTAGGATTAGAAGAGGGTGCAGCACCTGATTTAAAATCTATGCCACAGATTGAACCTGCTAATGAAGCAGCTAAAAACATGGAAACTTTAATCCATGACCAATTAGAAGAATCTCATGCTATATCTGTAATGAGACATGTTTTATTTGAAATGTGTTTATTAGGTACAGGCATACTTAAAGGACCTTTTAATTATGAACAATCAGACCATAAGTGGGCATTAAATGATGAAGGTGAAAGAGAATATCAACCTGAAAGTAAATTAGTACCAAGAATAGAAGCAGTAAGCTGTTGGGATTTTTATCCTGACCCTGATGCTGTACAAATTGAGGATGCAGATTATGTTATTCAAAGACATGTCTACACTCGCTCACAATTAAGAGATTTAGTTAATAGACCTTTCTTTAGAAAAACTGCTATTAAAGATTGTCTTTCAATGGGTTCTAACTATGAAACAAGAAGTTATGAAACATCATTGTATGATAGAGAGAATCAAGAAGAGTTTAATAAAAACAGATATGAAGTTTTAGAATACTGGGGCGTTATGGATAAACAACTTGTTGAAGAAGCAGGTTTAGATATTCCAGAAGATTTTAAAACTGAATTAGATGAAGTACAAGTTAATGTATGGGTATGTAATGGTCAAATACTTAGATTAGTATTAAATCCTTTTACTCCCGCAAGAATACCTTTTATGATTTCACCTTATGAAATTAATCCTTATCAATTCTTTGGTGTAGGTATTCCAGAAAATATGGATGATTCACAGACAATTATGAATGGTCATGCAAGAATGGCTATTGATAATTTAGCATTAGCAGGTAACTTAGTATTTGATGTTGATGAAACAATGTTAGTACCGGGTCAAGATATGTCTGTATATCCGGGTAAAATATTTAGAAGACAAAGTGGACAAACAGGACAAGCTATACATGGATTAAAATTTCCAAGTACTGCTACTGAAAACATGCAGATGTTTGATAGGTTTAGACAACTAGCAGATGAATCTACAGGTATACCTTCTTATTCACATGGACAAACAGGTATCAATTCTACAACTAGAACTGCATCAGGTATGTCAATGTTGATGGGGGCTGCTGCTTTAAATATTAAAACAGTAATTAAAAATGTAGATGACTATTTACTAAAACCTTTAGGTGAAAGTTTGTATCAATGGAACATGCAATTCAACAAAGATATTCCAGACATACAAGGTGACTTAACTGTTAAAGCAAGAGGAACATCTTCTTTAATACAAAAAGAAGTAAGGTCACAAAGATTAATGACATTTATGCAAGTAGCATCAAATCAGTTCTTAGCACCTTTTGTAAAATGGCATAGTATTATTAGAGAGATTGCAAAATCTTTAGATGTAGACCCAGACCAAGTGGTTAATGACCCTGAACAGGCTGCATTGTTTATGAAATTAATGGGAGACTTAAATGGAAATCAACAAACTCAAGGCCCTGACCCACAACAAGGCGGCATGGGACCTACTAATGGAGTACCTGCAGGAGCAAATAACACAGACACACAAGGGTCTGGAGGTGGCAACATCGGAATCGGAACTCCACAAACTCCAGGGGAAAGCGGCTTTACTGCACCAAATAATCAATCTGAAGGACCAAATTAAATAAATGTCAACCTTATCTGAATTACAAAAAAAGTTACAACAAGAATCACAAGGAATAATGTTTCCTTTTAGTGCAGCTACATCTGCAGTAAATACAACACAACAAGTTTATGATTCTTCTACTGATGGTATTATGACTATGACTGGTAAAAAATATACAGGTCCTAATGCAGTAGTCCAATATGGTACAGAAGCACAAGGTTACCCAAGACAGTTAAAACAAATCGAAGCACCAATGCTTCCACAAGTATCTAATCTTCCACCCGCAGGTACAGGAATAGTTGAAAATGCACCGGGTACATCAACACCTGAACCTACAGACCCTGTTGTAGAACAACCTGCAGTAGACCCATGTCCTCCGGGATATCAGTTAGTTAATGGTGTATGCCAACAAGTAGCACAACAAAAACCAGATGAACCACGAGAAAAATTTATTCCTACTTATGATACTGCTCCGGGTTTTAGTAATAAAGAAAGATTAAATTTTTATTCTAATTTATATGAAAATGGTGGAGTAGATAGTAATAATTATTATGGCTTAAATAATTTAATAACTAAAGATGGAAATTCTTTATCTTTTAATTTTTCAAATTTAGAAGACCTTAAAGAAAAAAATAAATATCTTAAAAATACACCAATAGGATATATTTCTAATTTAGTTAAGGTCAATGGTAGTTCTGTTAATATGAAAGGTCAAATGAAATTTTTTTTAGAAAATAATTTAGCAACAAGTAATGTAGATATGAAATTATTAGACCCTATAACTTTAGATAAAAGACCTGAAAATACTATATTAACTTTAAATGAAAATGGACAAAGTTTTATAGAAAATATAGATAATGTTAACAACGCTTTATATAATAAAGATAATTTTGGAAATATAAAAGGAAAAGGTTTATTTAATTTTTTAGGGACTAAGTATGGTTCTGGTGGAATAGGTTTAAGTTCAAAAGATATGAACTCTCTTGTAGTTAATTTAGCAGCACAATATAATAGTGCATCTGCTCAATATTTATTAAATACTAAAAATCCAGAATTAGGATTTAATAAAGGCGGTAGTTTTTATCATTTAAATAAATTAGGGTATGCTAAACAATATGATATTACTAAATTTAGTAAAG